ATAAAATCCCTCGACGACCAGTATCGTGCCGCGTCAGGCCAACCGGTCGTTGAGACATCTCCCGGCGTTCCGGGGATCAAAGCGCCCGCGCCCCGCGGGTTCTCTCTTACCCCCTTTCCGGGAACCAACATGAAAACGATTGCTGAACAGATCCAGGCGCTGGAAGCAGCGCGCCAGGCGAAAGCCGCCCGCATGACCGCGATCATGCAAAAGAGCATTGAAGAAGGCCGCAGCACTGACGAGGCCGAGCGCGAAGAGTTCGACGGCCTGCAGGCTGAAGTCGCGACTGCCGACTCCGACCTGGTGCGTCTGCGCTCGCTCGAGGCGCTGAACGTCCAGCGTGCCACGCCCGTGTCGGGAAACAGCGTCGCTTCCGCGGCTGTTTCGCGCGGCCCGACCATCATCATCCCCAAGGCTGACCCGGAAGAGAAGTTCGCCGGTCAGTTCTTCACCCGCAAGGTGATCGCGAAGGCTCTGGCCTACATGTCGCAGGGCGAGCGCACCGCTTCCCAGATCGCTGAAGACCGCTGGGGCAAGCAGTACCCGACGATGGTTCAGGTCTTCAAGACCGCCGTTCCGGGTGGCGGCACGGGCGCTGGCGAGTGGGGCAGCGAACTGGTGACGGCCGACAGCCGCTACACCGGCGACTTCATCTCCTACCTGGACGGCCTGACCGTGTTCGACCGCCTGGGCCTGCGCGAGGTGCCCTCCAACGTCGTGATCAAGGGCCAGGACGGCGCCGCGACCGCGAACTGGGTTGGTGAGAGCAAAGCGATCCCGGTGACCAGCCTGGACTTCATGTCGATGTCCCTGTCGGCCCTGAAGGTCGCGGCGATCGCCGTGATCTCGCACGAGCTTCTGATGGACTCCTCGCCCTCGGCTGAGATGCTGGTTCGTGACGCCCTGGTGCGTGCGATGGCCCAGCGGATCGATGAGACGTTCCTGTCGGCTGACCCGGGCGTGCCTGGTGTCTCGCCTGCCGGCATCCTGTACGGCGTGACCCCGATCCCGTCGGCCGGCACTGGTGCTGACGGCGTGCGCTCGGACATCGCTGCTCTGTACGCGCCGTTCCTGGCTGCCAAGAACGCGACCGGCCTGACCTTCGTGGCGAACCCCGCGCTGGCGAAGACGATGCAGCTGATGCGCAACGCGCTGGGCCAGCCGGAGTTTGCTTCGACGGGTTCGGGCACGCTCGAGGGCGATCGGATCGTGACCGGCGACAACGTCGACCCGGCTCACCTGATCCTGCTCAAGCCGTCGGACATCTACCGCATCGGTGACACGGGTCTGCGCGTCGACATGAGCCGCGAGGCGACGATCGAGCAGGACACCGCTCCGACCGGCGCCACCGACACGCCGGTCGCTCAGTCGGTCAACCAGACCAACATGTTCCAAGAGGACTCCGTGGCGATCCGGGTGATCCGTCCGATGAACTTCGCAAAGCGTCGCGCCTCGGCCGTCGCCTATGTGAACGACGCGGCGTACACCTCGGTCGGCGTGACGCCTCTGTAAGGGCTTCCTGTCTCCTGTGTGGTGCTTACGGTGGGCCGGCTACGGCTGGCTCACCGTTTCTTTGGAGAGGATGGTCATGTACACGCTGAGAGCACTGAAGGTGTTCAACTTTGCGGGCCGCCAGTGGCAGGCCGGCGAACTCTTGCAGGCGAATCCCCGTGATGCGCGGCTGCTTGTCGCTCTGAGGCGCGCGGCGCTTGAGGCCCAGGTGCAGGCCCAGCCTGAGCCTATGCCTGACCCCGTCGAGGACGTTTTGGTGGAAGAGCCTGCGGCCGAGACCGAGGTCGAACCTGAACCGCAGCCCGAGCCCGAGCCCGCGCCCGAGCCTGAGCCCGAACTTGACTCGGAAAAGCCGCGCAAGAAGCGCCGCTATTTCCGCCGCGACATGAGCGCCGAGGGCTGATCTGGTGCGAATCCTGGGATTCGAAATCGGCCTGCCCAAGCGGGAGAAAGCCGCGGTCGGCTCGGTCGGCACAATGTCACCGCGAGGCGGTTGGTGGAGCATCATCCACGAGCCCTTCACCGGCGCATGGCAGCGAGACATCATCGGACTGGATCGCGAGGCGATCCTGTCCTATGCCACCGTTTACGCCTGCATCACGCTCATCGCGTCCGACATCGGCAAGTTGCGCTTGAAGCTGGTCGAGCAGGACAGCAGCGGCATCTGGGTGGAGGTGTCGAACAATTCGCCCTTCCTGCCCGTGCTGCGCAAGCCGAACCGATACCAGACTCGCCAAAAGTTCGTCGAGCAATGGATCGTCAGCAAGCTGATCCACGGAAACACTTATGTTTTGAAGCAGCGCGACCAACGCGGTGTTGTGACGGCGTTGTACGTCCTTGATCCGACGCGCGTGACGCCATTGGTGACAGAGGACGGCGGCGTCTATTACCAGTTGTCCAGCGACTACTTGGCGCAGGTTCCTGAGGGTCTGCCGGCCGTTCCCGCGTCGGAGATCATCCACGACACGATGGTGTGTCTGCATCACCCGCTGGTCGGCGTCTCGCCGCTCTACGCCTGCGGGCTCGCAGCCGCACAAGGTCTAGCGATCCAGAAGGGTTCTGCGCGGTTCTTTGGCAATAACAGCCAGCCGGGCGGATTGATTTCGGCTCCTGCGCGCATCGACGACGCAACCGCGCGGCGCATCAAGGAGTACTGGGAGCACAACTACACCGGCAACAATGTTGGCAAGGTCGCCGTGCTGGGCGACGGTCTCAAGTACGAAGCGATGGCCGTGAACGCCGTCGATTCGCAGTTGATCGACCAACTGAAATTGTCGGCGGAGCAGGTTTGCAGCGCCTTCCATGTGCCGCCGTACAAGGTCGGCGTCGGGCAACTGCCGTCGTACCAAAACGCTGAGATCCTGAATCAGATTTATTATTCGGATTGCTTGCAATCTCTGATCGAGTCGATCGAAGCATTGCTGGATGATGGGTTGGGTCTGACTTCTGTCTCCGGGCGCACGCTGGGCACCGAATTTGAACTGGAAGACTTGCTGAAGACCGACACGCTGACCCGCGTGAAGGCAGCGGCCGATGCAATCGGCAGCGGTGCGGTGAGCCCCAACGAAGCGCGCCGTCGCTGGCTGAATCTGAAGCCGGTCACGGGCGGCGGGGCGCCCTACATGCAACAGCAAAACTACAGTCTGGCCGCGCTGGCTGCGCGTGATATGACCAATCCGCTTGCCGCACCAGGCTCGACACCCGCGCCGACCGTGAACGAGACAGAAGACACTGCGCCGGATGAACTGGAGGATGCTATCCAGGGCGAGGGCGATACATCCAAGGCCGTGCCGGAGAGTTCAGACGCGCTGGAAGAGCGTGGTGCCTTCTACGCCGCGCTATTTCGAAAGGATCTGGAAGATGCTCTCAACCGGTGAAGCGAAGGCTTTCAGCAAAGCTGTAGCCACTGTCGTCAAGGATCTTCTCGATCCGGTGCTCAAGCAGCTCGCCGAGTTGCGCGACGCGGTCGCGCAGCGCCCTGAGCGCGGCGAGAAGGGCGATCCCGGTGAGCGTGGCGAGAAAGGCATCGACGGTGCTCCAGGGCCTTCTGGAGAGTCTGGCGCGACGGGCGAACCCGGAGCCGCAGGTGCGCCGGGCGAGAAGGGCGATCCTGGCGAGCCCGGAGCTGTTGGTGAGCGTGGCGAGAAGGGTGAGACTGGAGAGATCGGACCCGCGGGCCCTGCTGGTCCTCCGGGGCCCCCAGGCCCCGCGGGGATAGATGGCAAGAGCATCGACCTGGAAGAGGACGTCTATCCGGTCCTTGATGAGGCTGTCGATGTTCGGCTGAAGAAGTTGCTGGAGCAGCAGCACGCCATCTGGGCGCTCGCCTGGGAGCGCGCCGCGAGCGACACTCTGCAGCGCGCGATTGATCGCATCCCGGTGCCCAAGGATGGCCGTGATGGCCGCGACGGCAAGGATGGTCGAGACGCTCTTGAGCTGGAGGATTTTGATCTCCAGCATGACGGCGACGGTGGCGTCATCCTGCGTTTCGCGCGTGGCGATGTCGTCAAGGAATTCGCGCTGCGGTTGCCCGCATTCACCGACTGCGGCGTCTTCAAGGCCGATGAGCGTTACCTGCGCGGCAACGGTGTGACGTTCGGCGGATCGTTCTGGCTGGCGCAGAAAGACATGCCCGCCGGTAAGCCGGGCGAAAGTACCGATTGGCGCTTGGCTGTCAAGAAAGGGCGCGACGGGCGCG